CCTCTATCGTCCATTCGATAAGGGCACATCACAAGGTGCAGGTTTCATTACCCATGGTTACGTAGAGTACCCAATGGTTAGTGGATTGAACGCTGACGTAACTGTTGGTTCGCTCGTAAGATCGGATAGCATGGGACGTCCAGTTAAGGCAGCGGCAGCGGATTTCTTAGATTCGACTGACGTTTATTCTTACCTCCAGGTTGGTAAGGTTATTGAGGTAGAAAAGTTTGCAACCAACTTTGATGATGGTCTGCTTTCCTACATGCAATTGCCGTCAGATCCAGGTGCTTTGAAGACTGTATACGAGCTCACACGCTCGGGTTCATTCTCAGGTAAATTGGGTATACGTTCTAACTTGGACGTTACAAATGTGGTTGGTGCATTCCGCGTCAACCTCACACTTTAAGAAACAATAGCAGGAGGAAAGATCCTAAGATGAGTAAGACAATCCAAGAGCTCCTCTCGGGTCTCCCAGCATGGGAGACTGTATTAACCGAGGATGGGCACATCGACGAAAACAATAGAGTGACCATCAAAGAGGCTTTTGCATCACCAGATGCAGCAGCACTTTTTCCTAAGGTCATCTCTCGTACACTTAGAGAAGCAGCAGAGCCACAGTTACTCGTGACTCCATTGTTATCAACAGTGCGACTAGGAAAAGGACGCTCCTTGGAGTTTCCAGCCGTAAACGCAATTCAAGCAGCAGAAATTCCAGAAGGACAAGAGTACCCAGAACAGGCACTCGCATTTGCTAAGCAGATTGAAGGCAAAGTCTCGAAGAAGGGCGTCAAGCTCTCCTTCACAGAGGAAGTCATCGCAGACTCCCTTTGGGACATTGTAGGTCTTCATGTTCGCGCAGCAGGTCGTGCAATGGCCCGTTTGAAGGAACAAATTGCCCTTAGCCGTTTCAAGGACGCAGCAACAATTGTGTTCGACAACGACAGTGGTTCATATGATGATACAACCGGTAGAGGGATCGATGGCGAGTTCAACGACACTCTTCACTGGGATGATGTTGTCGACATGGCTGCTGTTCTGATGGCAGAAAATCATGTCCCAACAGACTTTATCCTCCACCCATTGATGTGGTCGGTATTCTTGAAGGATGCGATTTTCCACACTGGTGGATCCGCTGCAGCTGTTAACACAAGCTGGGGCTACCGTCCAGACTCACCAAGTGGTGCACTCAATTCGACAGCCCCAATGGGTCTGAATGTAATTGTCACACCATTCGTAAGCTTCACTGCTAAGTCAGGTGCAACGCCAGCTAAGTCTGACGTGTTCTTGATTGACCGCAACGAAGTTGGTACCCTCCTTGTCAAGGATGAAATGAGCACAGATCAGTTTGATGATCCAACTCGTGACATTCGTCAGATGAAGATGAAAGAGCGTTACGACATCGTAATGCTTGGTGACGGTGAAGGTATCACTGTTGCTAGAAACGTTAATCTTGCCCGTAACTACGAAGTACAAGTTACAAACGAGATGGCATAATAACAAAAACCTTAGGGTTAGTTATAGTTACGAATCCCTAGAGAATGGGGGGTGTGAGAGAAATCTCCACCCCCTATTTTCATATTTCCGTTTTGTTTATTACTATTGATACTAGTTAATAATTTTGGAGAATAATTGTGGCCCTATTTCTCATCGATCAAGCTAAAGTAAATGCGTACAGTGCATCTATAAAGTTTGGTAGAACAGTAAAAATATCTTCATTAAAAAATGAAAACTTTAAAGTCTATACAGATGCAGCTACCCCGGCACAGGTAAGCGCTCCATTTGAAATCATTAATACAATAAAAGATTATAATCAAATTTCTAGAATTATAAGTCTTTATTGGAAAGCTAATTTAGTTGATGGCCAATCTTATTTTATAAGAATTGAAAACATTGTAGATTCAGCTGGATCAATGGTCCCTTATGAAATAATAAAATTTACTTACGTTTCTTCCGCTACGCCATCAGATAAAGAATTTGTTGATCCAGGTACAATCCCTGTTTTGATCGAAGATAGATCCGTAAAAACAGAAGTAGACATTAGCTACAATATTATAGCTAAAAACCCTTTATTCTACATAGAGAATATTGACCCAGTTGATGGTGACTTTTACTTGTCGAATGATTATAACTATGGAAGAGTTACTGTAACCTTTAACGAAAAACCAGCTTCAAACTTTTTAAACAATAGATATTTTTTGTGCCAAAGAAAGAAAATACAAAAAGGTCCTTCTAGGTGGGAAAACATTACCACAAGTGTGAGCACCCATTCTGGGAGGGCAGAAGTGTATATTGATTTCCCTTCGCTAGACGCAACCCCATCTTATTTTACTGCTGATAAAGATTATTTTGAACAGGGTTATAAATATAGAATTAAAATTTCTAAAGATATTGGAATTTAATATGGCTAATTTTGTATACAAAAAAGCTAAAGAATCTTTATTAAATGGTGAATTTAACTTAAGTTCAAATAGCTTAAAAGTTCTTCTTATTGATAAATCTTTATATACACCAAATGAGAATTCAGACCAATACATCTCAGACATACCAGCAAGTGCTATAAAAAAAAGATCAAATAGCATGACTAATGTGGTTAACTCATTAGGCGTATTAGATGGAGATAATGTTTCCATAGCTGACTACAATGGGCAGTATTTTGATGGGGTAGTTTTATATCAAAGCGGAAGCTCAGATTCTAATTCAAAGTTAATATTTTTTATAGATACTTCAAGTGGTCTACCATTTGTAGGATCTAACAGTGACACTCCTGTTACTATAATCTGGAGTGATTCAAATACTAAAATACTTTCTATTTAGGAGTTTTTGTGGCCACAAACTATCCAGCATCATTAGATAATTTTGTAAATCCAACAGCTAATGATACTCTAAATTCGACTACAGTACCACACCATCAGCAACATACCGATCTAAACGACGCGGTAGAAGGAATGCAAACTGTTTTGGGAATCAACCCAGCAGGTTCTCACCTTACAGTTAAGGATAGAATTATTGCAGCAGAGTCAAATATTTCAATTCAATCAGTTTTAAATGGGATGACAGATGTTACTATAGATTCAGCTGCGAGTGGTCAAGTATTAAGATATAACGGCTCTCAATGGGTTAACTACGCGGAGTCCAATCTTGTTGATGGAGGGAATTTTTAAAAATGTCTAATACACTAAGGATCAAAAGAAGGTCTAGCGAACAAGCAGCAGGCGCCCCAGGGAGTCTTGAGAATGCTGAATTAGCATTTAACGAAGCGGACAATACCCTTTATTATGGAAAAGGAACTGGCGGAGCCGGTGGCACTGCCACCAATGTCATAGCGATTGCAGGCTATGGAGCATATGCTACGCTTGGAACAGAACAAACAATATCTGGTAATAAAACTTTTTCTGGGACAATAGCAGTTGCAACACCAACTGCAAACGCACACGCTGCTACCAAACTATATGTAGATCAAGCAATAGGTGGAGTCGCTACTGCATTTACGGTAGCCGCCAATACTGGTTCTAACTTAACAATAACTAGTGGAAGTGACACGTTTACAATTGTTGGCGGTACAGGAATAACTACTGAAGCTAGTGCTACAGATACTATTACCATAACAAACCAAGGTGTTGTTTCTTTAACTGGGACAACTAATGAAGTATCTGTTTCCGCATCAAATGGTTCGGTAACTTTAAGTCTTCCAGCTAACGTTACGATTAGTAATAATCTCACTGTAACAGGCGATTTAATCGTTAACGGAAATACAACAACGCTTAACACTGCAACTTTAGTAGTTGAAGATAAGAATATAGTTTTAGCCAACACAGCATCTCCGACAGATGTAACAGCAGATGGTGCTGGTTTTACAGTCAAAGGCGCAACAGATAAGACTTTTAACTGGGTTGACTCAACAGACGCTTGGACATCATCAGAGCACGTTGACCTAGTATCAAGTAAAATCTTCAAAATTGATGGGACTTCAGTATTAAGTAACACCACACTTGGTTCAGGTGTTATTAACTCAAGTTTAACGTCGCTTGGTAATGTTGCAACAGGTACTTGGAGTGCAACAACTATAGGGATTGCCTATGGTGGTACTGGCGCAACTGATGCAGCTAATGCAAGGACTAACTTAGGTTTAGCAATTGGCACAAACGTACAAGCTTATGATGCGGAACTAGCAGCAATTGCTGGCTTAACTTCTGAAGCAGATAGAATTCCTTATTTCACTGGAGCAAACACGGCAGCTCTTGCAACTTTTACCGCATTTGGCAGAAGTCTTGTCGATGACATAGATGCATCTGCAGCTAGAACTACACTAGGTCTTGGAACAATTGCGACACAAAATTCAAGCAACGTTTCAATCACAGGTGGTTCTATAGACAATCTGACCTTTGATGGTGGAACCTTTTAAGTAAGAAAGGTTTTTAATGGCCGTACCGAATTTATTGAAAGGGCAAATAGCCCTAGACCCAACCAATGATTTATTGTATTATGTCAACGAATCTAATACAATAGTCTCAACATCTTTATCTTGGGTAAAAAATAATAGCAATATATCTACGGTAGAAAATGTTGTTATAAGTGGAGACTTAACTGTATCTGGTTCAACAGTAACAGTTAACGTGGAAACTCTTCTAATAGAAGATAATATTATAGTCTTAAACACTGGGGTCACTGGTACGCCAGCCGTAAACGCTGGGATAGAAGTAGAGCGTGGGACTTCAACAAACGTCCAAATTCGTTGGAACGAATCAACGGACAAATGGCAGTACACTAATGATGGAACTACGTTCTATAAT